CGGCCTGATCGTGATCGACGAGGCGCATCACGCAGTCGCGACCACTTGGACCAAGCTTCTGGCAGCGCAGCCCGACGCCCGGCTGCTCGGGGTAACGGCGACGCCGGCCCGGCTCGACGGCAAGGGCCTCGGCAAGCACTGCGGCGGGCACTTCGATGCGATCGTGTCCGGCCCGAGCATGCAGGAGCTGGTGGACGGTGGCTTCCTGGCGCCGACCAAGGTGTTCATCCCGTCGGCGACCATCGACACCACCGGCCTGAAGACCATCGCGGGCGACTACGACGAGGGCCAGCTGGAGGGGCGCGCGCAGAACGTGACCGGCGACGCGGTGGAGGAGTTCAAGAAGCTGCCCGAGGGCACCACCGCGATGGTGTTCTGCGTCACGGTGAAGCACGCGACCGACGTCGCCAGGGCCTTCCAGGACGCCGGCTACCGGGCGCAGGCTGTCCACGGCGGTATGCCCAAGGACGAGCGTGACGCTGCCATCCAGGGCCTCTCAGACGGTCGCACGCAGGTTCTCACCTCCTGCGAGATCATCTCCGAGGGCCTGGATGTGCCGAGCGTCGGCTGCGTGATCCTGCTGCGCCCGACCAAGAGCCTGACCATGTGCCTGCAGCAGATCGGCAGGGGCATGCGGCCGAAGGCCAACGGTGGCCACCTCACGGTGCTCGACCATGCCAGGAACTGCTGCGAGCACGGCTTGCCGACCGAGCCGCGGGACTGGAGCCTGGACGGGGTCGACAAAAAGCCAGGCAAGGTCGTGAAGCCGGCGCCGTGGGACTGCATCGCGTGCGGCGTGCTCAACCCGGCGCAGCGGCCGAGCTGCTCCAACTGCGGCGCGCTGAAGCCCTGGCTGTGCAACCAGTGCGGCCAGCGCAACCACGCCGATCGGCGCAGCTGCTCGCAGTGCGGTGCGCTCCGGCCGCAGCCGCGCAAGATCCTGGAGATGGACGGCGCACCGATGAAGGAGCTGGTGGTAGACCAGTTCGCCTACATCACCCGGATGTCGTACCGCCAGCTACTGCGCGCGCGGCGCACCGAGGAGGAGCTGCAGGCATATGCCCGGTCACATGGTTACAAACCCGGATGGGTCTGGTGGAAGATGAAGGAGCAGGAGGAGACGTTCGGGGCACCGGGCGAGAGGCGGCAGGCGTAAGGCGCTGCCGCGCCGGCCACCTGCTGCACCACGGCAACAGCAGGTTGGTCCGGCACAGCAAGACCGGCAGGACGTGGCTGCGCTGCCTGATCTGCCACGCGGTGCGACAGCACGAGTTTCGGAGGGAGAAGAAGCAAGTATGAGATCGCAGATCGAGTTTGCCCTGGCGCATCCGGTGTTCGACCCCGACACGCAGATCGTCCCTGGTCACTTCTGGCGCGCCGGTCCGGATGTCTCGGCTGGCCTCACCTGCAACATCGGGATGACGTGACAGGTCTACGCTGGCGGGCGCCCGCTCTGGCAGCTGTCATTGTGCCAGCAAGAGCGGGCCGGGCCGGTGCCGGTGCTCCGTTGGAGCCCGACCACACGACGCAGGATCGAGGCAGTCCGGGATCGCATTTTCGCGATGTGCGGCACTGACGAGCCGCTGATCGAGGCGGTCGGCGAAGGTGCGATCGTGACGATGCAGTGGCGCAAGCCGTTGTCGATCGAGGAGGTCAATCGCATGGCGCCGACACCAGAGGTGCGCGCGCGACCCGGCCGACCGTAGTTCGCGTTCGGCGCTATCCTGGCAATCACCACGAGTCGGGAGCCACAGGGGATGGCCCAGCAGCGCCGCAAATCACGCCCGATCTCCGACGAGGAGCGCGCCGAGATCTTCCGGATGGCTGAAGAGGGCACGCCCTACCGGGCGATCGCCGAACGGTTCGACCGGCCACAGGGCACCATCAACCGGGCGATCTCCGACGGCATCCTGGCGGGCAAAGTGACCCGCAGACGCGACCGGGAAGACCCGCGGAAGGACTGAACCGGTGAAAAGGCCGGCGCTAGCACGCAAAACGATGGCAAAACACGCAAAAACCCGGCGTGAAACACCCAAAACACGCAAAAACCAGGCGAAAAGCCGGCATGTCTATCACCGGAGGTGCATGGTGCGCCCGAGCAGCTGCTCGATCGGACGCAGGGCGCCGACCGGGATGTAGTGGCTGATCACCCCGTGGCCGAAGTCCCGGACCGGCGCCTTCGCCAGATTACGCCCCCACTCCCACCCGATCAGGTGAGCCCGCATCGGTTCATCGATGAAGCCGGCCAGGACGTAGATGTCGGCCTTCACTCTGCCCTGCTCATGGATCAGGTTCTGCGCCTTGCGGAAGCATTTGACGTCGACCGTGTAGCGCAGCGGGAGGACGAAGTCGTAGCCGGCGTCGCCGCCAACCTTCAGAGAGAGATCGAGCGGCTGGCGGAAATCCTTGGCGAACTGAGCCTCCCCCATGATGCCCACCAGCTCCTGGCCGTCGCTCAGCCCGCGTCGCCGGTTGCCGGCGTCGATGTGGACCTGACTGCGGGCCGTCGCCTCGGCGGTGAGCATGTCTGCCCAGAGCTGCTCCAGCTGCTCGCCCAGCGGGATGTCGTCCCTGTCGCTCATCGCAGCCACTCCGGCAGCACGCTCTCCGGATCGACCTCGGCGCGGTGCTCCCGGCAGACCCAGGTCATCTTCGGGGTCAGCGGCGGTCCGTAGCCGAACCATGCCCGTGGCGAGCCACAGAAGGTGCAGGAGCGGGGTTGGCGGGGATCGGGGACGTCGGGTAGCGGCCGGGGCCTCGACGCCGTCTGGCGGCTCCTGGGGCGTCGCGCTGGCGGCATCAGGCGTCCTGCTTGGTCGCGGGGCCGTAGATATCTGGCCGCAGCTGGTGACGGGACACGCCGGTCAGGCGCTCGATCGCCAGCACGCGCATGATCGGTGCGCGGTCCCACTGGTAGATCGCCTGCTTGGCGATCCCCAGCCTACGCGCCAGCTCAGTGGCAGTGCCGGCCCGTCTGATCGCTTCCTGGAGCGCTTTGTCCATCTCAGCAATGTAAGCTGGGCTTGACTAGCGATCAAGGCAAGCTCACCTTGCCTGCGTGCCCACTGGCCATCGCGCCATCAACTGCGGCACTGAAAGGCTACGATCGTGTCAGCGTATGTTACCGGCGACGGCTGGGCTCCAGCTGTCGAACTCGACCTTGGCACCGCCAGCAAGGCGGCGTTCAAGGAGGCCATGGAGGCGCTCGCCGCTGAGGCCAAGAAGCGTCCGCCGCCAGGGCCGCTCACCCTTCCCAACGGGTGGTACGACGTGACGCCCAGGATGGCGGAAGACTTCCTGTTCCGCACACCTGTCAACCGCCCGACCGAGTTTGCGGACGTGCGGAAGTACTACCACGCGATGAAGATCGGCGAGTGGCACGCTACCGGCCAGCCGCTGATTTTCAACACCGACGGCGTTGGCCAGGATCTCGGCCATCGCTGTGCTGCAGGCTACTTCGGCAAGGTGACGTTCAAGTCGTACATCGTCACCGACGCGCCGGTCGACCAGTTCTCGTTCGTCTACATCGACGACGGGCGCACCCGGAGCGCTGCCGACGCATTGAAGACAAGTGGCATGAACGGCGCATCGAGCATCATCGCGAACGCCGCCAAGTTGGCGTGGCGCTATGAGAACCATGCGCTGGAGATAGTGGGGAAGCAGCCCAAGTTCCGCGGTATGAGCAAGCCGGAGTGTCTCCAGTTTGCCCAGGCTAATCCGCTGCTTGGCGTTGCGGCCCACATGATGCTCGGCACCTACGCACGGGCAGCGTCGATAGCACGCAACAAGGGCGTGCTGGCGATGTTCGCCTGGAAGGTGCTGGAGCACCATGACGAAGTCGTGCTGGGCGAGTTCCTGACGTTGCTCGGCACCGGCACCGGAATGACCGACGACGATCCTGTCGTCGGTCTGCGGAACCGGCTGACGCTGGATGCCGAGGCGATCAAGCCGGAGCTGCAGCCGCCACACCGGTTGGCATTGATCATCCACGCGTTCAACATGCACGTCATGGGCGCGCGATTGCCGATCAAGCGCGGCAAGATCTCCACCCTATCGCTGGCCGACGATGCCGAGTATCCGCGCATCGAACCTATCGTCGCCGTACCGTTGGCGGCGGAGTGACTAGCCTGGGGGCAGGAGCGATCCTGCCCCCATCTTCACTTGAGGGTTGCCAATCTTTGGCAACCCTCTCCCACCCCCTCGGCGGGATAGAATACCCA